AAATATATTGTTTTTATCCTTTGCCTTCATTCCACCTATGTTCTGGCTTCTTGCACGTAATTCCAATATATTTTTTATTATTTATGATATTGGTGTGCATATAAACACACCAATTATTATTGATTTGTTCCAATATTAAGTCACTTCCATGTTGTCAAATTCCTTTCTTTTTGAGCTTTTTGTTTCGCTTTTATTTCTTTTTAATCAAAATTCCCTCGTTGTACCAAAAATTGAAATTTAAATCGTAGGAAAACAATAGTATCTTACCCTTCTCATTTAGACGGTTCTTGTCGATTCGCAGGCCAAAATATTGCTTCTGAGGATCAAGGTCATGTGCTACCTCTTCGCCCCAATTATCGTCATAAGCCAAATATTGCAACGACGGATATTCTTCTGGTGTAATTCTTTTACCAAGCGTCAATAAATCGACTGGATGCTTTATGCCCTTAGCCGCACCAATATTATTACTCGACAGATCAAACACACTATCAAATACTGTTGCGTCAGTCAGCTGGAATGTGCACATACCGAATAACTTCAATTCCTTTCCAAGCTCAACAATCTTGGTAGCAGTTGCCTTAACCTTAACCCAGTCCTCAGCGCCCCAAGCTTTCAATGTATCAACCGCAAAGCAATTACAATTATAAACAAGCTTTGCTCTTCTGACTTCCAACTCAATTGCTTCATCGCTATAATCAGAGGTAATATCATTAAAATAGAATTTGCCTTCCAGCTGTTCTTCCATCCAGTTGGCAACCTTAATTACGTCCTGATATTCCTTTGTGCTTTTAATTCTGTTAAGGAAATCTTCTTCGCTTTCTGTGAAGTTTCCCTTGCCATCATTTTTTCTTTCTATAAACTCACCTGTAACATCATCTCTGTACATGCCCATGGTGATTTCTTTTTCAGGCTTCATAAGCTCAACACCATGAAGTTCCTTAAATTCCTTGCAGTTTAGTACAGTAGTAATCAAGCAGTTCTTCATTGCATCTTCAGTCATCTCATTACTTAGCAGCATAAACTTTTGTTTTTTAACAAGAGTAACATATGCAATTAGATTAACAAGATTTCTTGACTTACCTTCATTGGAAAGAAAACCTTGGAATAAAACATTTCCAGGCAATAGACCTCTAAAATATTCATTGTATCCCTTCCAGTGCGTCTGAATGCCAAATTGCGGAGCCAACAAATAAGAATCAACAACTTTAGAAACTCCCTTAGTAAGCAATACAGGCTCTTCAATAACATTAATTTTAGTATTAATTTTATCTGCCTTACTGCGCATCATACGATACACATCATGAGCCGTCATGTACTGGAAGTTCTTCATTGACAGCATTTTTTCAGCAGGGAATCCTTGCTTGTCATATTCACGAATCAATGAATACTTCTTGACCGTATTAAATACGTTCTTAAAATCATTAGGATCTGCTAAATCCATCATGTTCTGAATGGTTTTCCATCCACCATAACTCTTGTATGACTTCAATCTTTCAGAGTTTTGCGTTACAAAATTATTGATTTTGTTCTGAGAAATATCCTGACTGAAAGTTAAATAGTAATCTTCAAACAAGTCATAAAAAAATCTTGTCGCAGGATCAGACAAGTCATACTTAGACTTTGTAGATTCACCATAACTTAGATATAAATCTGGTTCTTTATACATACAGCCGCAAAACAATAGCTCCGACTGTACATTTGTTTTATCAAATTTCACTGCATTATTTTCATTTTGCAATTCTGTCACCTACTTAAAATTCATCTAGTAAATCAGAAATGTCATCCAAACCTTCATGCTTGATTTCTGTTCTGATCATGCTATCATAATTAATGCGCACAGCTTCCCTTTGCGCTCTTTCAGCTTCAATGCGCTCAGCTTTCAATTTCTCTTGATGCTTTCTCCACTGCGGAAACTTCTTGAGAACAACTGCCAAGTCATAATTTATTCTATGAACTCCATCGATATTTTTACCATTCACCCTATTATTTCTGTTAATCCTATTAAGAGTTGTTTGACCATCACGCCAACATGACACAAAATCTGCATAGTCAATTGGCTTTGACTTACGTCCATATGTACCAGTAATAACCGCATCAAGACGTGTAAATACTGTACCTGGAACCTCTACAATATCATAGTTGTCTAACAAGTGATTGTATATATCATCTCTATTGAACCAAAATTCTATTGCTTCCTTTGCGTCATTTTCATACTCGCCCACGTGGCTCAATGCATCCTTCCACATCTTATGTGGATTTTTACCTGCAAGTCTTTGTTCTACACGTTCTTTAAAGCACTTGCTATGATAATATTTATTTTTAAACAGTGTTACATCATGAACATTATTTCTGTCAATAAGTATACTGTCCTTACAATGCTCACACTTTCTTACTGTAGAATTAGCCATTTTAGATCTCCATTTCTGCCAATGCATATATAAAGATAGGGAGGACTAAGCCTCCCTACATTAATTTCATACTGTTATTCAGAAACAATATTTAGAATCTGCTGAAGGACATTTACATCAGTTACCTTTGTAAAATTCGTAGGAAGATTTGCTTCAGTCAGCTTCTTTTTCATTTCCTGCTTACCTTCATTACTTAGCTTTGCAACAGCACTCTTGATTGTTGCTCTCAAACTATCAGCTGAACCAGCAGCTACAGATTTATCCTCTGCTTCCGCAGCATTACTACCCATCATCTGCTTTTCAAAGATTGCCTGATCGGTGTCAATTGCCTTGTCCAAGTCATTTCTCAAAGTAAAATCTGCCTTGCCCTTACCCTTCTGAATAACACTTTCCCAAGCAAGCAAGGAAGGATTCTCAATAATCTCACCTGCAGAGTAAACACGAGTTCTATCCTTAATAACTTCGGCACACACCTGACCTAGATCATCTCTATACAATCTGACTAGAGTCTTAGTGTTGTAATCCATTCCCTTAAAGGAATCATACACACGCTTGCCAGTAGCAACGCTAGTAATCTTACCATCGTCTCCTTTGACGGAAACAGTCTCGTCCTTTTCTCTTGCAGTGATAATAACATGCACACCACATGCCATCAGAGAAAGAACTAGATCCTGTCCTGAGTAATTCAGCTGGGAGTAGTCCTTTAGCTCTAGGTTTGCATTACTTACTGCAACAAACTTCTCTTCTGCAGTTGCGCCAGACTTTTCAGCCTTAATCTTATTTCTCTTTCTAGATAGATCCAGTAGGCTCTGAGAGCTAACTAGCTTTAGAACAGAAGTACCATCTAGAACTAGCGCATCAGGGTAGAAGTCTTCACCATAAGCATCCTTAACGATCTCATCAGTTTCATTACCATCTTCATCCAATTCGTAGAATGGCTCGTGATCTCTTACCTTTGCAATGTATTCCTTAATTTCCTTCTGAGACTGGCTATATACAATATATACGTTTCTCAAATCAATACCGTTCTCTTCTAGTTCAGCTAGGCATTCTTCACAGCCGCCACTCTCTGCATCTAGAACTAGTAATCTAAAAGGAGTTCCATCCTCTCTCTTAAAATAAGCCAGCTGTAGCGCCATAGTTGACTTACCAACACCTGGCTCACCATAAAATAACATGTTTAGCTTTGGTTTAATTGTGCTTCCACTTCTTGCTATTGCCATATATCTTTAATCTCCTTTTATGTCAAATGTTAATTACCATGGATCAGACTCATCGTCTGTATCATCATAACTATCGCCCCAACTATCATCAGAACTCTCAGTTGTCTTGCCAGAGAAATTCTGCTCGGCAGTCTTAGATGCCTTTACCTTTGCAACCGCCTCTGCAACATTCTTCTCATTATAAGTCTCACGATCAATAGTACTAGGAGTGGCACCCGTAATAATCATTTCAGCCTTAGTAGGATTAGAAACTCTATTCATTGCATTTGCTTCACCCCAAGAATCCTCTTCCTCAACTTCCTGAACGCTATGAGATACTTCAATCTTACCATGTACAGTAATAGCAGTATAGGGCTTTAGATTCTTCTTAAATAGGTTCGCTAGGCTCTTATCAAGAATATAGAATTCAGTATCAACAATATCAGAATAAGTTACAATCTTAGCAGAAACAATGAATCTACCAGTTGCCTTATCATCTACCTTTTCCTGATCTACGCCCATAAACACAATGGTCTGAGTGAAATCATGTGCAGGCTTATTATCTGCATCATCATACTTACTGAAATCTACTTCCTTACACAGAGAAATCTGGCTAGGAATATACTTTACACTTCTACGAATATTACCTTCGTTATCAGTATAGCTGCTAAATTCGACATTGCCCTTAATAAAAGTAGACATATCATCCTTTAGATTTGCATTGATATACTCACATGCATCAAAGGGTGCCATAGTCTTCTTGTCATTAACTTCCTTGCCACTATTATCTCTAGTCTTAGTTAGTCCAAGACCAACGCCAATCATGCGGAAGCCCTCTTCGTTAAACTTGTTTCTATTTGCCCAAGGCACGTCCTTAGTTTCAGTCTTGCCAGTTGCCTGATTTCTCTTAGAAAAATAAACCTTCTGCTGGGGCATACCATTCAGATTTAGATAAATAGTCTGCTTATCATCATATTCGCAGCCAAAATTTACTGCTCTAAAATCCTTGCCAGTCTTAGTCTTCTTATCAGTATAGAAGCGATCCTTTTCTACACCATTAATAATACCTCTCACCTGAAAGGTTCCCTTGGTTTCCTGCAAATCAAAT